CTACCATAACCATAATATGTACACTTAATGTCTGTTTTTAAATCTGTTTTACCTTTATGATTACCCATCGCTTGTCGTTCAAATCTTAACTTAGGATGACCATTTCCCTCTGCTGCTACTGGCTGTCCTTTATCATCCCACTCTGCTCTTGTATATGCTACATCTGTATTTGGATATCTTAACATTTCAGCTTGATATTCTGCAAACTTCGCATCAATAGCAGCATCATCAGCTTGTTCTTGTAAATTTTCTTGAAGTTCTATTTGTAATGATTTTAGTTTATCAATCTCACTTTGAAGTTCAGCTTTCAAATCAGCAAGTTCATCACCTTGTCCAAGATATGATAATGCTTGTTCATAAAGATATCTGTGAGATTCTGAAACACCCTCTGATGAAACTACATCTCTTAACTTTTCATATTCTTGAAAAAATTCACCAATAGTTAAAGTCTTAACAGGATTATTATTTAATAACTCTTTTATTTCTTTATCAATAAACTTATCAGCGTCATCGGTTACATAATAAGTTTTATTTGGTATGACAACTTTTTGTGAAGGGTCGTTTTCTATTTCTGGTATAGAAACAAACTCACCTGTTTTCATTCGTAGAGTTTTAGGTGCAGCTGCATTAGAACCTGAAGCAACGAAATCTCTCTCTTCTTTTACAAATGTATTTATCTGTTCTCTACGAGCGGCTTCTATTACTTTTTCGTAATGTTCATTATTTTTCAGTTGTGCTTTTGTATATGGCATTATCTCGATACTTTAAATGTGAAATCATCATCATAGTAATTTACAATCTGAGTTGCACTTGATGCTGATCCTGTTACTACTTTCAATTCAAATTTATAATATCTTTCTGTTTGAAATCCATTCATCCAAACATTAAAAAAGTTACCATCGGAATCACAACTCACAAGTGAGCCTGAACCAAATGGTATTATCACATCTTCTGTTACAGCGTCTTTTACTGAATAGTATGTTCCGTGTTCTATATATTGACTACCACTTGGTAAAGTCTTTACAGCCAAGTTAGCTGAAGTTGTAGAATATGTTTTAGCAGGGTATCTTTCTCTACCTACAAGTCTAAACTTAACTTTACTATTTTGTTTATACTCAGGTCTTAAACCTTTAAAATAGATTACAGTATCTTCTAATGCTGAGCCTGTAAGTGGTGCAAGAGAACCTGTACTCCAAGATGAATCATCCCAAACTACTTCCAACTTTGGTGGGTAGATTGTAGATGTATCTCTTGAGAAAAATTTTAATTGACCATAACGTGTGCTATCTCCCTCTTGAACTCCACTACCACTTGTAACGTTTCCGACACTACCACTTCTCTTTACCATGAATCCTTCATTCGGATACACAGAACCACTATACATCCAAGCGTGAACAATATCAGTTACATCCATACGAATATCTGTTGTCTCATATTCTAAAGATGAAGAACAAGTTAATCCTCTTAATCCACTTGCATAACTACCACTAAACCACACTCCACCTGTATTGTTACTACCACTAACCCATTGTGTTCCATCATTCTCACCATGTCTATATCTCCAACTTACACCTTCAGTTATTTGTGGATTAGAATGATAAGTTCCATCACCCATTGTCCAAGATTCACTTACAGGATAAGCATAAAGTGTTTGTGAAGATGGTAAATCTGTAGAACCTGCGTCATATAAATTTAAATAATATTTTGCTGATTTAGGTATTAAACTATTTTGAACTGAAGCACTAAGATAACTAAGATTAAATTTTACTAATGCTCTTGATACATTTATTACTGTACCAGTATCGTTCATATCTTTACGAACTTCAAGTATTGGGTCTAACCCCGTATTTACAGATTGTGTTGCTTCACCCTCATATAATGTTGCGTCTGCTGTAGCAAATTCAAAATAATGCATTACATATCTCCTACTACTCTACCCTCAATGTCCGTACCAGGAAATTTCAATTCAAAGATTGAAGGGTCTAATGATGGATAAATTATACCATTCTTTGTAGCGGCTTCTATGTCATATAGATTGCCAGAATAACCATTTGCAGTTTTATATTTGTTTGTTATAATAAGTGGTAAAGATTGTGGATTATCTTCTACAGGTGGAACTACTGCTGATACACCATCAACTAAACTTAACTGATAAACTAAATCCGATAATATGATTGGTTGGTTTACTTGCCATCTTTCAATATTAAAAAATGTTTTTACCGTTTCTATTGATCTCAATATAACTTCACTCTTATTATAATTTGGTCTTGTCATAATACTAAATTTCACACCAATATTTATGATATAAGCATTTTTAATATTAATCGCATCAGTAACCATTCTGTATTGACCAAGATAAGTTCTTAAATTTTCTTTAACTGCTTGGTTTACGTTTGTTAATTTTTTCTTTGAATCATATCCTAACACATACATATTTAATGCTAATGGATTAGGTATTCTTGATGCTTGTTTAGCCATTATTATGCTCCCCCTCTTCTACCACCTGGACCACCATAACCAACTTTAGGTGGACCCGAAGGTCTACCAAGTGGATTTTCTGCTGATGCTCCACTAAATGGATTTCCTGCTGACTTAGGTGAAGTCATTCTAGCTTTTGCTATAGTTTCTCTAACCGTTGCAGGACTTTGAGTAAATGTTCCAACACTTGAAGATTTTAAGTCTGCTACTTCTTGAACCAACGGACTTATATTTTCTATTTGTTCTTCAAGTGGTGGTGCTGCAGCTCCTATATTCTCTTGAACATCTTCTTCTGATTGATTAAGTTGTTCATCTTGAACTATATAAACCTTTGCTATGTTTCCAAATCTTTGTGGTAATGATATTGCTCTTATCATATAATCTTCTTTTGTAACTGCTCTACTTTGTGCTTGGAAATAAGCAAGTGCGTTATTTTTAATTTCTGTTATTGATTCACCTGACCTACCACCACCAGCAGGATCGGGATTATTAACTGCTACTGAATCTTTTGTTTCTTGAACTGTAGCTGTTACTAAAGCAGAATCATCAATATCAAATGTAACATCATTTAAATTTTTAATATCATTAGCTGGAACATTATCTTCTATTCCACCACCAACAGTATACGTTACTGTCAATGTTGTATTAGATGGTGCTAATCCATAAGTTCTTGTATTTAAAAAGTTTGCGGGATCGAATGCAGTATCTAACTTACTAACACCACTTGCTAATGATGAACCAACTCTATCTGGATTTGGAACTATCTCCTCATCAGGATTATCTGATACACCTGCACCAAATCTTAACTCAGTTCTATTGTCATCTCTGATAAATGCTGTAAATCTTCTTGGTGTTTTTCTTAACTTTAATAGGTAAGGTGCTGTATCGTTGTATTGTGTTAAATCAGAATCATTTGCTGATGTGTTTTCTACTTCATCAAATATTGTATCTTGTGCTAAGAAAGGAACTTCATACCAACTATTACCATCACTATCTGTAATACTAAGAATCTCTATAACATATGGATTACCCAATACTACTTTGTCATATTTAGTTGCTGTACTAAAAGTAAAAAGCTCTTCTTTAACTTCACCACTAATAGCTCTTACTCTTTTCTTTAACAAATATTTTGTAGGAACATTAGCATTTGTTTCAAATATAGAAACTGTAGTTGGATCGTAAGAACTTGAATATTTAAAGTTTACATCATCCATGAACCTAAAAGTTTTTCCTGTGCTTTTAGATTTTACTTTTGTATTACTTGTAACTGTTAAAGCATAATTCATATTTGGTCTAACAGAATCTGCAGTTCCTGTAGCAGGAACAGTTTGGTAAACATCCAATACAGTTGAAGCAGGATAACTAACTTTAGGTTTGTATCCTAAAGATTGTGCTATGTTATAAATTGTTCTCTTTTCTTCAGCGTATGCTAAAATAGATTCTTTAAATTGACTGTCTACATAATAAGAAAGAACATCACCAATATAGGCTGCCATTTCAATAAACATCATGCCAGGAGAAGACTCATTAAAGTCTGTATAAGTTGTTGGGAAATATGTTTTTGCAAACCCAATTAAATCGTTTCTAAATCCTTCAAAGTCTTTATTTAAATATTTGACTTCTTTGGATACGTCTTTTATTGGACCTGTTGTGTTTGTAGGCATTTACTATCTCCTATC